TCAAATCCGGTCCCGCGCACCAGGAGGGAAACCTTCATATATTACAGCAGCCGGGTGCTGGAAATCCCGGAATGAATCCTCAGCATAAAACTGGCGGTCCGGAAAGACGGACACGGTGCCCGCGGAGGGCCAGCTTCCGAAACGGCGGGATGGGTTCCGCATTCCAAGGCTTGTATGGAGTATTAACAAAAGAACCAAAAGTTATTTTCAGCAATCGAAAAGACGGCGATGATCGCGGGAAGGGTCCGGGAAGGGTGCAAACGCCTTCCCGGGATAGGGGGACGCATGAGCTGGGAGTTTGAGGACCTGTTCGACATCCGGGCGGAGCGGTCCGGAAGCCTGCTGGACGGGGAGTGGAACAGCGACGGGTACTGGCGGGACATTCCGAGCGAGATCCGGGTCGGGCAAATGGGGTACAGGACGCGGACGATCAAAGCGGGGCCGCGGCTGGAAGTCGAGATCTTTCCACTGTTCGGCAGGGAGACAGCCGGACGGGCCAGGGCGGCGAAGCGGAACCTGACGCCGGAAGCGGTGCAGCGGAACAACGAGGAGCGGAGCAAACGTAAGCTGATCCAGCTGATCGACGCAAACTTCGACGAACGGGACATCCACCTGACGCTGACATACGTCGGGACGCCGCCGAAGTACGAACAGACGCAGGCGGACGTGAAGAACTTCCTCCGGACGGTGAAGCGGAAGCGGGAGAAGCTGGGAATGGATCCGCTGAAATACATTTACACGATCGAAGGCAACGACGACGGGACGCGGGAGAGGATCCACGTACACATGATCATGAACGGAGGAATCGACAGGCAGGAACTCGAGACAATATGGGGAAGAGGATACGCGAACGCTGACCACCTGCAGCCGAACGAAAACGGACTGGAAGCGCTGGCACGGTACATCACAAAGCAGCAGAAGAACAGGCGGAAGTGGGCACGGAGCCGGAACCTTAAGAAACCGAAACAGAGAACAAGCGACACAAAGGTCAGCAATGCACGGGTGAAGCGCATGGCGATCGATTTCCCGAACAGCGCGAAAGAGATCATGGAAAAGCTGTACCCGGATTATATGCACGTGCGGACCATGATGAGATACAGCGACGTGGTGGATGGGGCGTACATTCGATGTGTGATGAGACGGAAGCCGGGAAGGGGGCGAAGGGATGACAGACGTTGAAATCCTGCAGGAGTGCAGACTGGCAACGATGGAGGAGAAGGCGATCTCCAGGCAAATCGACAGGCTGGCGCTGATCGGCGGACCGCGTGGCGTCGGGTCGCAGGCAATCGAACCAGCAGGCGACCGGAAGACGAACAACGCAACGGCAGGACAGCTGCAGAAGCTGGAAGGACTGATCGAACGCCTGGTCAGAAAACGCGATGAAAACATTTCGATCATCCAGAGAGCGGAAGCAGTGATCGACAGGATCCGGGAGAGAAAGGACAGAGTGGTGATCAGGTACTACTACGTCGAGGGCCGAAGCGAGTACGAGATCGCAGACGAGATGGACATGAGCCGGAACTGGGTAAACCAGAGAAGGAACATGGTGCTGGATGCGCTGATGAATCCGAAAAGAAAAAAGACGAATAGCCAAATTGTATTGAAATAGCCATGCGAAGCGGAGAAAATGATAACGTGGAGATCAGCGGGAGAGAAAAAGGCTTCGCGGATGATTTTTATACATCACCGGCATGGAAGAGATGCGCGAGAAGCTACAGGCGATCTGTCGGTGGTCTTTGTGAGAGATGCAGAAAGAAGGGTAAGATTGCTCCGGCGGAAGAAGTGCACCATAAAATCCACCTGACACCGGAGAACATTAACCAGCCGGAGATCGCACTGAACTGGCGGAACCTGATTGCATTATGCAAGGATTGCCACATGAAAGAGCACCGAAAAGAGAAGCGCTGGACGGTGGACGACGACGGAAACGTGACGCCGAGAGATCCCCCCTGATCAACGCCGGGGGTCGATTCGCGGCAGGTCGGGCCGTGCCATGGGAAAAGAGCGCCGGGCGCGGGCGCGAGGATTTTGGAAAATTTCAGAGGGCAACCAAGTGGAAGAAAAGCGGGTTTTTCATATGCGAAAAGCCTGTATTTTTATGCAACTTTTGAGGAGATGACAGGGATAGAAAAAACTTCGGCAGAGATGACCGGAGATCTCCGGAGGAGTGGAAGACTTCCGGGGGACATGAACGGAGGAGAGAATCATGGCGGTCGTTAAGGCGGTAACGACATACCGGAAGCTGCTGGCATTCGGAAAACAGTATGACGTGGCGGAGGATGAGGACTTCAAGGCGGCAGCGAAGACCTACGCGGAGCAGGCCGCGCTGATCGCCACGATGAGAAACCAGCTAGCGGAGGACGGCATGACCGTTGAAAAGGAATACGTCAAGGGGCGGGCAAACGTGTGCGTCCATCCGCTAGTACAGGAAATCCCGAAGCACGTAGACAGCGCAAACAGGACGCTGGGACTGATCAACGACATCATCGTGAAGCGCGGAAAAGCGAAACCGGACGAGAAGGACGCGCTGAGCGAGTTCCGGATATAACGGCGGGGTGGTCGGGGCGTGAACGACGAAAACGCGATCCTGGCATATTACCAGGGAATCCGGGACGGGAGTATCGTGGTCGGAAAATGGGTCAGGATGCTGTATGAACTGATCATGGACGGACTTGAGGACAAACGATGGTTTTTCGATCAGCGGAAGGCATCCGTCGTGATCCGGTTCATCGAACGATTCTGTCACCATTACAAAGGAGCGAAGGCGCCGGAGAGAATCAAGCTGATGCTGTTCCAGCGGGCAGCGTTTAGCCTGATGTTCGGCATTGTGGACGGCGAGGGAATGCGCCAATTTACTGAATGTCTGTACGTAAAGGGAAGAAAGTGCGGGAAAACGATTGAGGCGGCAGGAGCAGGAACATATTTCGCCTACGCGGGAGGGGAATATGGGTCGGAGCTGTACTTCCTGGCGCCGAAGCTGGCACAGGCGGATCTGGCCTATTCGTCACTTGAATTCAATGTGAACCATGAGCCGGATCTGAAGAAACGGACAAAGAGCACTAAGAGCCGGGGCCTGTACATAGCAGAGACAAACACGACAATCCAGAAACTGCCTTTCAGCGACAAGAAGAGCGACGGATATAACCCGATGTTCTGGGTGGCAGATGAGGTGAGCAGCTGGGTCGGAGACAGGGGCCTCAAACAATGGGAGGTCATGGTTTCCGGCACAGGCGCGAGGAAAGAACCGTTCGGACTTGCGATCAGCAGCGCAGGATATGAAAACGAAGGACTGTATGACGAACTGTTCAAGCGAGGGACGGCATTTCTGAGCGGGAACAGCCGGGAACAGCACCTGCTGCCGATCCTGTACACAATCGACGACATCAACAAGTGGGACGATATAAACGAACTGAGGAAAAGCCTTCCGGGCCTGGGAGAAACAGTCAGCGTCAAGTTCATTCTCAAAGAGATTGAAATCGCCAGGGAAAGCCTGAGCAAAAAGCGGGAATTTATCACAAAATACTGCAACATCAAACAGAACAGCAGCGCTGCCTGGCTGACGGCGCAGGATGTGAACAGATGCTTCAGCGACACAGGGAAGACGCTGGAAGACTTCCGGCATACCTACGCGCTGGCGGGAATCGACCTTTCGATGACGACGGACCTGACGGCGGTGGTGGTGCTGATCCAGAAGGGCGACGTCGTCTGGTTCTTTACGCGGTTTTACATGCCGAAGAACAAGATCGAAGAAGCGACAGCCCGGGACGGGGTGCCATATCGAAAGTACGTGGAGCAGGGATACCTGATCCTGAGCGGGGAGAACGTGGTGGATTACCACGACGTGGAAGCGTTTTACGGAAGCCTGGTGCGGGATTACGAGATCCTGCCGCAAAAGACGGGATTCGACCGGTATTCAGCCGCCTTCTTAGTGCAGGACCTGCAGGGCATGGGGTTCCACCTTGAATCCGTTTCCCAGGGAAGCAACCTGACCGGCGTGATCGTGGACACGGAGGGAATGATCAAGGACGGGCGGCTGCGGTCGGCGGAGGATAACAACCTGATGAAGATCCACATGATGGACAGCGCCCTGCAGATGTACGAGGACAACCGGCGGCGGCTGGTCAAGGTATCCAGCACGGCGCACATCGACGGCATGGCGGCGCTGCTGGACGGGATGACGATGAGAAGGAATTACTACACGGAGATGGAGCACCTGCTAAGGAATGAACGATGAAAAGAGCAGCGGTTTACACAGGGACCAGGAACGTATACGGGCAGATGTCGGCAGCAGCCAAAAGCCTGCTGAACCACACGCGGATGGACCGGGTGTGGTTTTTGATTGAGGACGATGAATTCACCGAACAGCTGCCGGACGTGATCCGGACAAAGAACATGAGCGGGCAGAAGTGGTTCTCTCCGGATGGCCCGAACTACAACAGCCGGGTGACGTACATGGACATGATCCGGCTGGCGCTGCCGGAGATCTTTCCGGAGGAAGAGAGGATCCTGTGGCTGGACATCGACACGATCGTGGTGAAGGACATCGGGGAGCTGCTGGAGACGGACCTGGAAGGCAACTACGCGGCGATGGTCGAGGAGCCGATGAGAAGCCGGTATCCGTTTCAGTACTTCAACGCCGGGGTCGTGCTGATGGACTTGGAGAGAATGCGTGACGGGATCTACCGGAAGATGATCGACCTGGTGAACCGGAAAGAATATACGGCGCAAAGCCAGGACATGCTGAACATTTTCTGCCAGGGCGAGATCCTGCCGCTGGATGCGAAATGGAATCACTGTCCGGGGATCATCCAGGAATCGATGACGCCGTACATCAGGCATTTTGCCGGAGGGACACGGAGCCAGGGGACGCGGTGGTTTGAGGAATACAGCAGGGCAGAATGGACGGTTAAAGGATAAGCGAGGGAAGACACATGGGACTGATTGACAGGATCTTCGGGAAAAAGAAGAGTACGGAACAGACTCTGCCGATGACCCGGATGGAGACATTCACGGCTTACGCGCCGGTGTTTACCAGCTGGGGCGGGCAGCTTTACGAAAGCGCCCTGGTGCGGGAAGCGATCTACGCGAAGGCCAGGCACATCATGAAGCTGAAGTTTGACATGCGGGGCAGCGCACAGCGGAGCCTGTACAACGCGGTGAAGATCAGGCCGAACCAGTTCTCCACGTGGCCCGATTTCCTGGAACGGTGCAACAACATCTACGAGACGCAGAACAACCTGATCATCGTTCCGGTGCTGGACCAATACGACCGGACGATGGGATTCTGGCCTGTGTACCCGAGCGGGTGCGAGGTAAAGGAAAAAGGGACGGTGCCTTACCTTGTGTTCACGCTGTCGAACGGGAAGACGCGAGCAATGGAGCTGGACCGCTGCTGCATCATCCGGAAGCATCAGCTGAAAAATGACTTTTTCGGGGAGAACAACGCCTGCCTGACGCCGACGATGGAACTGATCAACACTTTTGAGCAGGGGATCATGGAAGGCGTAAAAAACGCGGCGACGTACAGGTTCATGGCCCAGGTCACGAACTACATGTTCGACGAGGATCTGAAAAAAGAGCGGAAGCGGTTCGACAAGCTGAACTTCCAGGAAGGCGGCGGAGGGCTGCTGCTGTTCAATAACAACGTGCAGAACATCAAGCAGCTGGAAGCGGCAAAGAACCTGGTGGACAAGGACCAGCAGGAGCTGATCGAGCGGAACGTGTGGCGGTACTTCGGAGTCAGCGAAGCGGTGATTATGAACACCGCGAAGCCGGAGGAAATGTCCAGCTTCTACGACGGAGAGATCGAGCCTTTCAGCATCAAGATGTCGGACGGGCTGGGAAGCATGATCTACTCGGAGCGGGAGATGGCGGCAGGAAACAAGGTCGTGCTGGCGGCAAACCGGCTGCAGTACATGAGCGTACCGGACAAGGTGAGCATGGCGCAGCAGCTGGGCGACCGCGGGGCGCTGATGATCGATGAGATCAGGGACCTGTTCAATTATCCGCCGCTGGCAGACGGAGCGGGGCAGCACGCGCCGATCCGGGGCGAGTACTACATGGTCGATCAGGGACGGCCTGATCAGAACGGAGGGAACGACGATGAATAAAAAAGAGATCAGATACCTGCCGATGAAAGTACGGGCGGAGGAGGCGGAGGACCGTGGCGCGGTGATTACCGGATATCCGATCGTCTTTGAGCAGGAAATCGACATGGGAGACTGGCGCGAGGTCATTGATGCCGGA